TGTACGTTTCCCATCCTCATTGTTACCGCTCCGACCTCGGCGGCATGGCCGACAACCCGGACCAGCCTGCTGGCCTTGAGAAATACGTCCCGACCACCAGCGCAGCGGTCTACCTCTCCCGCCGCAATGCCTACTACTACAACGGAACGGCATGGACCAAGGGCGGGCTACAGCTAGAGAGTGCTGCGGCGACGAACCAAGCCCCATATTCAAATGACTTTTCGCAATGGACTGCTTCTGGCGCGGGCGTTGCTGTCACGGCGTCAGCTTCAAATGGGCCTCTCGGGGCTTCCACTATGTCAAAAGTTGAAGCGGCTGGCGGAAGTGCCCCGCATTATATCAGAGATCTTTTCAGCATCGCGACCGGGAACAACACATTCGCCTATTGGGTGAAATCGGCTGGTGAAGGTGTGCACCCTCAAATCAGGGCAACAGGCGAGGGCGGCGGCTTTGCGTTTGTAAACTTCGACATTGACAACGGGACTGTCGGCAATAGCGGGGGCTCAGGCTTTGTCAATGCTGATATTTTTGACTTCGGCGGCGGTGTTTACCTGATTTATGGAGTGATTAACCATACTGCATCAGGAGATGGCGCGCTTCTTGCGATGTGCGAAACCCCTGCAACAGATGGGGAACTGCCCACTTTCAACAATAACGGCGCAGGGTTTTATGTTTCCGGGGCACAAGTCGAAGCAGGCTCCATTCCAACCTCCCACATCCCCACCTCCGGCTCTACAGTCCCCCGCGCGGCAGAAACGCTGAGTATTGCTCAGGCCAATTACCCGACTGCCGACGACGCCACACCGCACTGGTTCCTGATCGACGTTCGCATGTGGGACGAGAACACGCGGCAGGATTGGCTTAATCTGCAAAACAACACTTCTGGCTTCCGTCTCAGGCAAGAACAACAAAAAATAAGAGTGATCGCGCGGACACCAGCAGACGGGCAGGAAGGCCTTGACGTCCTCGATCCGACCAGCACGGAGTTTACCCAGTTCGATCTTCGTCTCGCGCACCGCTTCACCACGTCTGAGCATGGCGGCTCTGCGAATGGCGAGTCTTATGTATCGACTGCGCTAACGGAAGTCCCGGCGGTTCCGCCGCAAGACCTGGACCTTACCGCAGACGATTTCCACGGCTTCATCCGTGAAATTCGCGCCGGTCTTGGTGAGCCTGCCACGACCGATCTGGAGGCGGCGTCCGCATGATCTACCTCAACCCGAATGACTACTCCGTTGTGGATGCAGACTTACCGAACGCTATCCCGCTTCTGGCAAGCTGGCAAGGTGGACGCATCTTGATGATGGGACGTGCCACCAGCCGCACAGTGCTGCACAACACGCTCATCGCGGCCAAGCTGATGTTCTTGGACTTGGTAACAGGTCAGATCACCTATGGCCGGGAAGTTGATGCGGTGGAAGAACAGCCTTACGCCTACGACCCGCGTGTTGCTCCCATGCCTCGTATCGTCTTGACGCCCGGCACCTACGACGAGGAAGGCAACGAACTGACGGCACCCACCTTCGACAGCCGGTATCACGCCAACATTCTCCTTGGCCCCGATATTGTAGCCCGGGGAACGTGGAAAGAACCGTTGCTCAATTACTACCACAACGGCGCGCTGGTGGGCGAGAAGAACGCTGACGAGGTGGCCTATACGGTTGGTGGCGTGGAACTGATCGACCCCGACACGATCCGCAGCCCGAGTAACATGTGGGGGTAACGAGTGTCTTTTGTAGAAGAGCACACAGGAAAATTTGTAGCGGCTGCTTTAGGATTAATTTCTATGGCAGTAACATGGGTGATTCGGACAGTGTTTACTAACGAAAAGAAAGTAGCTTTACTCCAGCAAGCTTTAGAAAATCACCTAACAGAATCTGAAAAAAGACACATTGATTTAAAAGAGTCTATTATAAAAATAGAAACTCAAAATGGTATAGCTATTCAGAATCAGTCTCAACTAGTAAAAGCCTTAATTGAAACATTGGAGAGAACAGGTGAAACGCCCAGAAGTAAATAAAAAAACAAAAGAACTAATTAAAGAGTTTGAAGGACTAAGGCTGAACGCTTACCTTGATTCTGCAGGTGTACCGACCATTGGTTACGGTTTAACTACAGATGCTCTAGACGGTGTTGTTGTTCGCCTAGGTATGGTTATTACCAAGAAAGAAGCAGACGAATACTTCGACCGAGCTATCGAAGTTTTTGCTAATGGTATCTGGGAATATTTTAAAGTTCAACCAACAGAAAATCAGTTTGGAGCTTTTGTTTCTCTAGCCTATAACATTGGTATCGGAGCATTCAGCAGGTCTACTGCTCTAAAAAGATTCAATAACGGTGACATCACTGGCGCTGCTGAGGCTATCAAGTGGTGGAACAAAGCTACAGTAAAAAATAAGAAGGTTGTTCTTAAAGGTCTAGTCCGTAGACGTGCAGCAGAGGTTGATCTTTTTCTTAAAGACGAATACGAGCCTGTACGTTTTGTAGAAGAAGCCCCTCCAGAAATGCCTGAGAAAGTAGCTGCAGTTATGAAAGATGCAGAGAAACATCCTGTGGCTTCTACAACTAACTGGGCTTCTGCTGCTCAAATTGCTACAGCGGTAGGTATCCCCGGTACTCTGACAGCTTTCGGTCAGATGGATTGGAAGGTAGCAGCTATACTTATGGTAGGTGGTTTTGTTATTGGTGGTTACATTATCCTAGAAAGAAACAGAAAGTCTAAACTGGCTAAGGAGGCTAGAGAAGAATGGGAATCTTCTACAGGTTAATGGCTCTTCTACTAGGAGCTAGTGTTCTGGTAGGTTTATTCCTTTTAGTCCTTGGTAAATTCGACAACAAACAAGAACTAAAGGATACTATTGAAAGAAAAGAAGCAAGGGAGGAAGTTCAAGATGAAGTCAATCGCCGTGGCTCTGGGGCTAACCGGGATCGTCTTTCTAACTGGGTGCTCCCTTCCGAATGATTGCGACTGGGCACAGCCTATTCGTCCTACTCAAAACGATGTAGTAGTCATTTCAGACACTCTCGTAAATCAACTAGTTGTCCATAATGACACTGGAAAACAAATCTGCGGATGGAGAGAATAATGAAACGTAGAACAAACACTATGAGTCCTAAGGCTACTGTAGGTAAAAAAGTAGCAGACAAGATGGGTAAAGCTCCTAAACGAATGTATGCTAAAGGTGGCAAGGTTACTAAAGGAAAGAAGTGCTAATGGCTGAACAATCTTTTAAACAAGCTTTTGCTGAAGCTCGTAGAAAATTCCGTAAAGAACCTACGGAAGCTAACTACACTTTTACTTGGAAAGGAAAGAAGTATAATATTCTTCAGGAAGGTGAAACCAAAAAGAGTGTTATGGAAAAGTACGGTAAGTCAAGCGCACCGGAAAAAAGCCCTCGACCATCTGCTAGACCGTCTAAGTCAGAGTCTTCTGGTTCTTCAAGCAGCGGCCCTAAGAAGCGTCTAGGCTACGAACCAAACACAGACACTACGGATGATGCTCGTGCTTCCCGTGGCTCTGGTCGTACATCAGATAATCCCAAGAGCACTTCTTCTAGCTCTGGTCCTTCTACTCGTCCTAACAACAAGCCTTCTACAAGTTCATCTTCTGGTCCTTCTACTCGTCCTAACAACAAACCCGAAGATTCTCGCACTCAACTAGAAAGAGACAGAGAGCGTATTGGGGGTATGTTCCGTAAAATTTTTGGTGAAAGAAATACTAGCGAAAAAGATAGAAGAGGTCGACCAAAAATGTATAAAGGTGGAATGGTTGGAGCCTCTAACCCCCCTACCCAAAAAGGTACACCTAGGTATAAGAAATGAGAAAGTTAACTGAGCTACAAGAAAAATTTCTAGAAGCTCTATTCGGTGAGGCTGACGGTGATCCCTACAAGGCTAAAAGGCTGGCAGGGTATAGCTCTAACGTTTCTGTTAGAAGTATCACCGACAGTCTCTCTGAAGAAATTGAAGACCTTACAAGAAAGTACCTAGCCTTTCATGCTCCAAAGGCTGCTATGTTTATGGTTAATAGTATCAATAACAACCCAACCAATCTCATCTCAAGAGAAAAGCTGGCGGCCGCAAAAGACGTACTGGATAGAGCAGGACTAAAACAAATTGACAGGATGCAAGTAGATACAAATAATCCTATTTTTGTTCTACCTGCTAAGGATTCAAATGAAATGGACTCCGATAGTTAAAAGAAGGAAGCATGTTCCTTGGGGCTATAAACCTTCAGAGGAAGACCCTAGAGTTTTAATTCCTATTGACGAACACCTAGATTTACTTGAACAAGCGAAGGAGATGAGAAGTCATCATAGTCTTAGGGAACTTGCAACTTGGTTAACTGCTGTGACTGGTTCTCCTATCTCTCATCAAGGACTAAAACTAAGGTTTGAAAGAGAAGAGCAGAACCTTGCTAGTAAAGCAGAAGCTGAGCAAGAATACATTCTAAGTAAGATAGTTAAAGATAACTGGGATAAACTCCAGAGAGAAAGGGCAAGACTTGGCGCAAACAAACAAGATACCAGCGAACCCAAAGAGTCCTTCTTTTGATGTAGAAAAAGCCCAGAATATTATCTTTCAACCAAACCCCGGACCACAGACAGAGTTCCTAGCTGCATCAGAACAAGAAGTACTTTACGGTGGTGCAGCCGGTGGTGGCAAGTCCTTTGCAATGCTAGCCGACCCTCTTCGTGGTATGAATGATCCTAATTTCTCTGGACTTCTTTTACGTAGAACTAACGACGAACTAAGAGACCTTAAGAATACTTCCAAGCAGCTATACCCAAAAGCTATCCCCGGTATCAAATGGTCTGAGAAGGATAGTACTTGGTATACTCCGCAAGGCGCATCCCTCTGGATGACCTACCTAGACAGAGATGATGACGTTACTCGATTCCAAGGTCAGCAGTATTCATGGATTGGTTTCGATGAGTTAACACAGTGGCCTAGTCCTTACCCTTGGGATTACCTACGCTCTCGTCTACGTAGTGCTTCAGGTCTTTCTCTTTACCAAAGGGCTACAACTAACCCCGGAGGTAGAGGCCACGCTTGGGTCAAGAAGATGTTTATTGATCCTGCTCCACCCGGTAAGGCTTTCTGGGGAACGGATATTACAACAGGAGAGCCTCTTAAGTACCCTGATAATCACTCCAAGTTCCCCGGTCACTTTGTAGTTAAGCGTAGGTTTATCCCCGCCAAGCTTTACGACAACCCTTACCTATCAGAAGATGGTGCTTACGAAGCTAACCTACTCTCACTACCAGAGTTTCAAAGAAAACAACTTTTAGAAGGTAGCTGGGATATCGTAGATGGTGCTGCTTTTGCAGAGTTTAATAGACTCTTACACGTAATTGAACCCTTCGAAATTCCTAATAACTGGCCTAGGTTTAGAGCAGCAGACTATGGTTACAGCGATGCTTCTTGTGTTCTGTGGTTTGCTGTTAGTCCCTCTGAGCAACTGATTATCTACAGAGAGTTTTACCAACGTGGAGTTCTAGCAGAAGACCTAGGTTTAAAGATTGTACAAGCAGAGGAAGAAGACAGAACCAGAGTCAGGTATGGTGTCTTAGACTCTAGCACTTGGGCTAATCGAGGGGACAGAGGCCCTAGTATCGCAGAGCAAATCAACGGTGTTCTAAGAGACTACAACCATAAAGTCTTTCGTCCATCGGATAGGTCTAAAGGTTCTAGGGTAGCAGGTAAAAACGAAATCCACAGAAGACTAAAGGTAAACGAGTTCACAGAAGAACCCGGCCTTGTTATCTTTAATACCTGTAGAGAACTGATTACCCAACTACCAGCTATTCCTCTAGATAGAAATAACCCAGAAGACGTAGATACTCACTCAGAAGACCACGCATATGATGCCTTAAGGTATGGAGTTATGACTAGACCTAAAAGCTCTGTGTGGGACCATACAGCACCTAAGTCGGATGGCTTTGCTGCTTTTGATAAAACATTTGGATATTAATTTATGGAAGAAGAACAGCTAGAGTTTGAAGGTTTTGAAGTAGAATCTATTCCAGATAAACCTAATACAGCTTTCTATGATCCCAAAGCTGGACAAATCCTAGAGCTTGTCACTACTAAATTCAATGACTCTGAAGACGCTAGACTCTGGGATGAGCAGCGTTGGATGAGAGCTTATAGAAACTATCGTGGTCTTTATGGGCCTGATATGCAGTGGACTGAATCAGAAAAGTCTCAGGTTTTCGTCAAGATTACCAAGACAAAAGTTCTAGCTGCTTACCA